GACCACGACATATGAATATTGAAAAATCAGGAGGAGTGGCCGAAGGCCATGACGTAGGATTTCTTTTATATTCCGGAGGAGTGGTCGAAGACCACGACATATGAATATTGAAAAATACGGAAAACGACCGTAGGGAGTTTGTAGGATTTCTTTTATATTCCGGAGGAGTGGTCGAAGACCACGACATAGGAATATTGTTTACATCCATATTTGGATGTATAACCGTTAAATGGTTAACGTCCAAATTTACTGAAGTCCGCAGTCATTGGCATAAAGTTCGAAGTTTGCGCCAATTTCGCGTTATAGTGGTTATCATAATTTGCTATACCATTATTACCCGAGTTCGGATTATTGCCATTCATATACCCCGTGTTACTAACGGTATTGTCGCCGCGATAGTTTCCAGCGAGTCCTCTGTTATTATCTGAAACATATTGTCCCTGTAGATTGGTAGGATTAATTCTCAGTGCTGAGTTCAGTCCATTGCCAACCGCACCCGCCACCGACTGTATATCTCCTCCAACGGTTGATACTAACTTCTGTGCACCGCTTCCAATATCTTCTATAGTATCTCCCGCTCCGTTTACTACCGCTCTGGCATCTTTGCCGACCTCATTTACTACCGCCCTGGCATCTTTCCCGACCTCATTTACTACCGCCCTGGTATCTTTGCCCAACTCGTTTAGTACTGTTGATGGATTTCCATTTGACACTGTATTTCCTAAATGTAGTAATTTCAAGTTATTTATATCGCACTGGGTATTGGGAATATTCGGTATGGAAGTTTTCAGAACATAGTCATCAGTATACATCTGTTTGTATTGATTCCAAAAATGTTGATAATAGTCGCTAATATAACTGTCCAATGACTGGTTATAGTTAACACACCCAAATACACAAGATGCATCATTATAGTCACTATAACCATTTGAACTCGTCGTGTTATTTTCACTTGTCGTATATCGAATGTAGTTTTTGTAGACAGTGGGTGTCATTACAGGAGAAACTGTGTATTTCCCATTAGAGTCTATACACGGGAATTTTATTTGATTGTGATAAGAGTCGTAAACGGGTCCAAAGAAGTTAGATAGGTCTTCAATCTTATTGCCATCTAGGTCGTATAGAGGTAAATCAATTGGATAGCCGGTATAGTCTACCATAAATCCAACTAATGGGGGGGTCACAATAATATTTCCAATTTCGTCATACACTGCTGTTTTAACAGGGAAATTTACAGGGATTCCACTAGCATCATAGTATATTTCACCGTTTACTGGGTTTTTTACGATAACATGTGAAATATCGTACACTACAGAAAGATTCAACGGAGGTGCACTCGCACCGGTAGTGAAACCGCGTTTGAGGTCGTCGCTATATTTGGATGCCGTGATATCGAATCCTTCTGAATTATACCAATTATCTTGATTGATTGAAAATATATCTTTACTAATATTCCTCATGGTAGGAAGTAGTGTATTGAACTCATTTTTATAAATCAGTGTAAATATTAGTAGAGAGAGTAAGAGTAAAAATATTATCAATGGTGTTAGCTTAATACCCATGAAATATTGAAATAGCCTATTTATATATAAGTACCTATATTTTGATTTTTCAAAATCAATATTCCTATGTTGTGGTCTTCGACCACTCCTCCGCAATATAAAAGAAATCCTACGAACTCCCTCATTGGGGGCGAAGCCCCCAGTGAAACCCCCCTTTTGCTTCTTACTTTTGGGTAGGCGTAGCCTACCCGAAAAGTAGGATATGGTCGTTCTCCGGATTTTTCAATATTCCTACGAAGTCCTTACAGTCGTTCTCCGGAATATAAAAGAAATCCTACGTCGTGGCATTCGGTCACTCCTCCGGATTTTTCAAATATGCAAATTATTTGGCAAGAAAATCCGTTTACTCCTATACGTATTACTTATCTCGGTAAAGCACTTATTCGCATATTCAACAATCGCTTCCACTTCTTTCATTGCACTGTTTGATACAATTTTTCTTTTTAACGAGTCCAAATATCTTAGAATTATATCACTGGAGGAGTTGACTAAAAACTGATATACATGATATATCTCTTGCGACTTCGAATGTTTCTTGTCGTTTTTCTGTATGTACCTTTTAAACTCGGATTCTGTGATTTTGTTTCGCATGAATAAAATACGTATTTCACGGTTTCGTTCCGCGTAATTAAATAAATACTGGGGCATTACAACCTCGCGTATGTGTAGTATATTTCTACAAACCCGTACAAACTCGAGTATTTCCTCTTTTTGAGCCTCGGTAATATTACGCTCTATTCTGATTATTCTCAGTAGACTCATACTTGTTTCATTTGTAATACCGTCATTCTGACAGTTGTTATTTGCTGGTCGGTTGATATTACCACTCGCTTCATTCGCAGCTTGGTTTCTTATCCATTCGAAATAGTGTGGATTATGTATATTCACATTCATTATATTTCGGGTAACCCAGTGGAAAGCAGTATTGCAATTGGTACAAAACATTTGGTTACATCCGTCGATTTTGAAAATACCCATGCTACAACTGGGACATGGTTTGGTGTTTTTTTCAAGTAACTTGGCCGTCTCGACATCGTCTTGATTGCAGACATGTTGTATTCTAGAAGAAGTGGGGGCTGTTTGCGCGAGAGGTTCTTCTGAAGTACCCTCTTCGTTTGTATATATAAATTCATTCCGGGGCTCTTCGAGGGAGTCTTCAATTGGCTCTCCGGTGGAGTCTTCGGTGGGTTCTACCGTAGTTTCTGTATTTGAATCCACCGGTTGATGACAGCTTTTACAAAACTTGGTTTCACATATACCACACTTCCACTGTTGGGTGAGAAATCCTCTACACCCATTTTTTGGACAACATCTTGTGTAACACTGTCTCTCGTGGGTAACTTTACGATAGAGTTCACGATGTCTCGCCAATAGCGAACCATACACCTTATTAAGTTGAACTATCTGACTATTCACTTTGGTCAGTTCATCAAATACCTTCTCTTTCTCTATTTCATTAATCACATAGGGTTGTGTTTCTACAAAGAGTGCGCGTTCTTGTTCCAATAGGATATTTTCACGATGGGTTTTGTATTGTATATTTAAGAAATTATGCGGGAAACTTTCAACTAAGAACTTGCGTGTCCATTCCCTTGAACATACACTCTTTATATTCATGCATTGTGGTATTGGATTTTCTAAAATATATTTTTTACAGCATTCTAGACAGGCCACAAAATCACAATACATGCATTTTAATGGTGCTCTTTTTACTCCTTTCATTGGATTTACACATATTTGACAATCCATTTGGTTTTATAGTGTATCAATTTATTATTATAACATTATATTACTTTATCGAAAAAACGGAAAGCGAACTATCCTAATATTCCTACGAACTCCCTGCGGTCGTTCTCCTGAATATAAAAGAAACCCTACGTCGTGGCCTTCGGCCACTCCTCCGGATTTTTCAATTTTCGGATAGGCTACGCATAGCCAAAAGTAAGAAGCAAAAAGGGGTTTCACTGGGGGCTCTGCCCCCAATGGAGGAGCTCGTAGGAATACTTTTATATTGAAAAATCCGGAGAGCGACTGAAAGGAGCTCGTAGGATTTCTTTTATATTCCGGAGAACGACCGCAGGGAGTTCGTAGGAATATTCAGGATAACGACTGTAAGGGGTTCGTAGGAATACTTTTATATTCCGGAGGAGTGGTCGAAGACCACGACGTAGGAATATTACAAATCAATATCTACACCGTAGTCGATACCCCCTTGATACAACACTCCGTGTAAGTATTGATATATATATGTACCGTACATAATTAATATTATTACAGTTAAGCATATTGTAAAAAGACGTAGAAAGAACCCAATATGTTCTGTTAAAAAATTTCGATTAATGTATTTTTCAGGAATAAAAAACAATAGAAAAAAACATATAAAACTAGAACAAATGCACAATAGTATATTACGAAAGTTGTAATATTGAGAATCTATTTTTTGACAATACATAACGATATGTATCAAAAATAGAATTATAAATAAAAAGTAGAACATTTTTTTATAAAAGAATTCAAAGTAATCACCTAACTTTTCTGTAACTATAGTCAAACTACTTTTAGGTAACTTACATTTTTCATCATTATCATTACCTAAAAGATTGTTATACCATTGGGTGTGAGAACTATCACCACCACCACCAGTTAAGGGTGGTATTGATTCATCAATTTTGTTTACTTCGTTGTTTACTTCGGTTAATACATTGCTTAAATTACCGGATACTCCGTTTTCTAATACATTGCTTAAATCACCAGGTACTCCGTCTCCGAATACTTTGCTTAATCCACCCTCACCAATATTTTCTTTCACAGCGTCTAGTCCTACCCTCATCACATAGTTAATTATGGCTTTTTTGTCAAAAGCATTACAGAGAGTCTCGTCGTCGATATCATCATCAGAGTTATTGCAAAACTCATGAATTACGTTAAATACCTCAAATTTATATGTACTACAAACAATCATCCACGGAAAAACAGTAGCCATAAATATAATGATACAAACAATCATAGTGGGAATACTCACAAACCATACTGAAAGAAGAATCAATAGTAAATACCCAATCAAATACATAATTGCAATAGCGGTTGATTGCATGACCTTATAGTTTTGAATGGCTCCAATAACAAAGCAAAAAATAGAATACAATATAATAAAAACCAAAATATAATTTGAAAAATGGTCTTTTTCCAACGACAAGCAGTTCATAAACGCATTATATAATGTTTCCATACACATAGTAGTAAAATAAATAGAAAATAAAAATAATCCGATAAATATAATTTTATATCTAGTATTTTTTTTAATAGTTCCTTCTTGTACCCATACATTTAACCCTCTCAATATAGTGTCTCTTACACACAAAATATAGTTATATATAATAGGTATCCAGTTTACCAAAAAACTAAAAACTCCCAATCCATTTATATTATTTACTGGAAGGAATCCCATATACCCCGACCCATGTTCTTTACTGTATCTAAGAAAAAACACATAAAATAAGTTGTATGTTACAAATATTGCAATAATAAGTTTCAAAAACAACAAATAATTTTGTAGTAGTCTATCATAAAAAGATTGTTGGAATTGGTTTCCAAATAACTCGACGAATAATTTATTAAAAATAAACATTACTATGATATTTACCATCCCTATAGGATTGTATTTTCGAAAAGTATCGGCGTTTTTTTTCCATCTTTGGATGAATTCGTCGTAAGTATTGTCCGAGTCAAAATCCATATCACCGACTTTGACTGACACGTCTTTAGAGGCAGATTTGTCCACCTTTGTACCATCACCTGAGTCGTTGAATATATTATTATTATTTGACATACCCTCTTGAGTGGTGGGTACACCAACTTTTCTAATATTCATACGAGCTCCCCCAATGGGGGGGTCACTGGGGGCTTCGCCCCCAATATTCCTACGAACTCCCTGTGGTTGTTCTCCGGAATATAAAAGAAATCCTACGTCGTGGCCTTCGTCCACTCCTCCGGATTTTTCAATGAGGGAGCTTGTAGGATTTGTGTTATACTCTATAGAAGTGGTCGAAGACCAAGAAGTCGGAATATCGATATTGAACAATGTTTTTAGCAAAGGCAACTGTAGATTTGAAGTATCCATATTACTGGAATCATCCGGTTTGCTCCTTTCTGTACGTTTTTTACACCCCGGATAAGTTTTTTTTATATAATATTTTTCTTTTTGTAAAACCGGTTCATTCCATATTGTCTGTGTATCCATATTATAAAAAAAAATAAAACCGTATATATAATTCATATAAAGATAAACAACTCATCATTTGAATGTACAGTTGTTTTATTCATTCTCACGAAGCAGTAAATATTTCGAATGAAGATATTTTAGAAAAAAAAAGGAAGAAGCTAGAGGTTAAGTATATGGAATGTCTCAAAGAATTTTATTTAAAGAATAATTTGATGAACAATAATTGTGATGTTTATATAAAAGAGTACGAGAGAATACACAAGGGACATACAAATAAGTGAGTCTAACCCTTTATTTTATACGAGCACCCCAATGGGGAAGCTCGTATGAATATAAAAGGGTATATCAAAGATAATTATTAGAAGGAAACGATTCAATCTTACGAACATTCTTTTCTTTGCTGGTAATTGTGATATGCATATTATCCCTCGTGGATTCACATATATCATTTGCAGGGATACTATCATATACAGACTCATCCCCATTACTCGCACCATACATGAATTTATTTTGTATAGTATCATGTGAGTGTTCTTCCATGTCCTCACCATATTCTAACATGATTTGTTTTTTACACCTTTGGTCGATTGAACTATCTTCCGTTACGAGTTCATCTTCGTTCTCTCGTTCATTCTCTATATATTGCAAAGAATGTTCAATGAAATCGTAAAAAGCGCGTTGTATTTTATTATTATATCGTCCATTCTGTCCTTTAATCTTTTTCTTTGACGTTTCTAAGAGTTGTTCAAAAATATTTTCTATATAGATACTGTTACTGATTATCTTATTTTGTAAATTGCGGGATTCTCTCAGTCTTGTTGGATTGGTTTTCTCCAGGTAGGTCTTGTAATGCTTTTTATTCATCATACATTCCATCGTTATCTTGTCTATATAAGTCGTATCGTTCAAATACCCTACAGTCTCCTTTCGGTCGCTTTCCGGATTTTTCAATAACATCGAAGATGGGTTATCTCTATTGTTTGATATGCTCATTTTATTGATATTATCAAAGAAAAGAAAGAATTTATATTGTTTATGTTATCACATCGTGTTTGTGGAGAGCGACCCATCCTGCTTTTGCATAGACTACACCGACACAAGAGCAAGACTGTTGCTTCTTACTTTTGGATAGGCATAGCCTACCCAAAAGTATTGAAAAATCCGGAGGAGTGGCCGAAGGCCACGACGTAGGATTTCTTTTATATTACGGAGAGCGACCGAAGGGAGCTCGTAGTGATATTATAAGTTGCTCTCCTGATTTTGCTATTTCAGCCTATCGCTAAACGACGAGCTGTTTGTTGTGAATTATGTGCGTCCCCCCACATTGGTAACATCATTATAGTTACGGTTTACTGCAACTTGATGTTTGTATCGGGTGTATAAGCTAGAGTCAGATACATATTTGGTATTTGTGTTGGAACAAGGAATACCCGTACTGTCACAATTGGAGATAACAGACCCCATATTGGATTTGAGTCTTTGTCGTGTTTCTTGGATGGGGTTAGGTACATTACATACATAGTTTTTTCTGCAAAGAAAATCACTAATATTGTAGACGGCAGTAAACGGGCTTGAAATACGCGTTTTTCCATTCACCGTACCACTCGCATAACTATTATTCCAACTTTTAATAACAATTTTGCGAGTCATAACATCTTGACTGTTTTTACTGGTGTTGACTGTTTGTTTGGGAGAGATTCCTTGTAAACCATTTCCTAAAGTAGCTGGGTTAAATGACATTATATACTATGTTTATTTTATTTGATAGGTTGACAAGATTGAAAAATCCGGAGGAGTGGCCGAAGGCCACGACGTAGGATTTCTTTTATATTCAGGAGAACGACCGCAGGGGGTTCGTAGGAATATTTATTTTTGCCTAGTTTTTAACTCATATTGACTAGGGTGGGTGGTGGGTGCGGTTATTTGTCATCCCCGCCTCTCCATTGTTTTTTTGCTAGTTGCAAACTATCTTTGAACGTCCAGTTTTTGTTATCTTTCTTTTTTTCTTTATGAATTTTTTTTACAAGTCCCAACCAAGTTTCTTTTTTGATAACAGGTGCGCCTCTAGTCTTTTTTACTCGTTTTGTTTTATTATACGCTGGATTTTTCTTAATACGAGTATATCCCATCTATATAAATAGATTATATTTTAACCCTTTAACGCGAGTGTTTTTACAACATTGAAAAATCAGGAAAACTACCGTAGGGAGTTTGTAAGATTTCTTTTATATTGAGGAGAGCGACCGAAGGGAGCTCGTAGGAATATTGATTCTCACAAGCAAACTGCGGTCTCAATCAACCCTTGTCGCCATTGAAATAGTTATGTAATAGAATATCGGTATTATGATTCTGAATATCTCCACATATCATATTTACCGACTCGTACATTTTCCGCAAAACATCATTCGGCGCAGTAGAACCCACTTTTATCAATCCTTTTTTTATTAAAAAACGTTTGATTTCACCTAAAGTAGTCTGTTTGAGCAAATGCTTTTTCGTCGAGCATTCGTCACGTATCGTTTTATTATTAATCAATACCCCTATCTTCGAGTAGTATTTTGAACGACCAACCCGAAATGACCGTTTTATTGTCTTCCTCTTCTTGGGATAAACCAAACTGGTGTGTGGTTTTCCGCCGGTTTGATTTTCATTTGAAACAATTTTTACCATATTTGCGCGATGCAATACCTCATTATCTGTACCCCCCCCGTCACTCTCTTTCTCATCAAGGTTAGGTATAGGATTTATCTTATATTCTGTAGAATTAACTGAAGGCCACGATGTAGAAAGATTAACATCCGATGAAACGAATGGGTTGATGCCTGAGGGGGGAGGTGGGTGTGGTAAAGAATTCATGTATTGGCGGTATGTTGGCAAGTTCCCATTCTTCAATACTCCAAATTTAGGAACGGGATTTATCTTAAATGGAATGTCCCCCGGATATGACTGAACATTCGTGTCTACTAATTGTGGTATATTTTTCGACAAGTTCATACCCCAATTCGAGGGTATACTGTTATATTTTTTTACAGTAGTGTTGTGTAATCCAGCCTGATTGTTTCCGGGTTGGAAATCGCGTCGCGACTCTTTGAAATCCGGTAAAACTGCTAAAGGAGGCAAATATTGGGCAGGGGTAACTGGCAAAGAAGAGGGGGGAGACGTATTTTTTTCACGGATTTCATTGAGAAACCGCAAGGATTCTTGGAATTCGCTCATAGGGGGGAGTGGGGATACATCTACCGCCACCGTCTCATCCTCCCGTCCGTTTTTTTTATTAAAAAGGTTCTCATAATTTTTATTTTGTTTTTCACGGATATACTTTAATAGTTTATTGTACTTGACACTTTTATTGGGTGCAGTTTGCTTAAATTTAATTTTATTATTATAATTGGTATTAGATGGGTCATCGCTCTTTTTCTTTCTTGTTTTTCTTTGATTGGCATCCACTTTAATTTTAAACATTTCAGGGTCGATTGTAATGGTTTTATTGGACGACATATTCACTAGTTAAATATGTGTAATTATAACATTGTAGGATTATATATTTTACATATTTGTATATTGAAAAATCCGGAGGAGTGGCCGAAGGCCACGACGTAGGGTTTCTTTTATATTCCGGAGAACGACCGCAGGGAGTTCGTAGGAATATTGAAAAATCCAAAAAACGACCGTAT